AGGGAAGTGCAAAGACATCTGCCGTTATCATGATCATCATCGCATGCAGCGGTCCGTTCGGCTGGGTTCTCGCAAACTACAAGATCCCGGAGGCCATTGCGTCCGGAGTATTGGGAATCTCCACAAACAAGTATGTGATCATGTTCCTGATCTCCCTGATCATCCTGCTCGCAGGAGTCTTCATGGAGACCTCCTCCGCGATCATCATTCTTTCCCCGGTGTTCCTGCCGCTTGTCAAGACCTCTCAGAAGTTCCGTGATATCCTTATCAGCAAAGGGTTCAACGCCGCTGAGGTCAACGGAGAAAGCACAGACAGAGCGGAGATACTTGAAGCTTTCGACAAGGGCGAATACAATGTGCTGTGCAACTCAATGCTCCTCACAGAGGGCTGGGACTGTCCGTCAGTTGACTGCGTTATCGTGCTAAGACCAACAAAAGTGCGTGGACTTTACTGTCAAATGGTAGGCAGAGGCACAAGGCTCTGCGAGGGAAAGACAGAGCTTTTACTGCTGGATTTCCTATGGCACACAGAACGCCACGAGCTTTGCAGGCCTGCACACCTTATCTGTCAGAATGAAGAGGTCGCTGAGAAAATGACCGAAAACCTTGCCAATGAGGCAGGTTGTGCAGTGGATATCGAAGAGGCAGAAAAACAGGCAAGCGAGGACGTTGTGGCACAGCGTGAAGAGTCTTTGGCAAAGCAGCTCAAAGAAATGAAAACACGCAAGCGAAAGCTCGTTGACCCTTTGCAGTATGAAATGTCAATACAGGCTGAGGACTTGTCCTCTTACGTTCCTGCTTTTGGCTGGGAGTGTGCTCCTGCTACCGACAAGCAGAAAGCAAAGCTTGAAAAGCTGGGCATTTTCCCTGACGATATAGACAACGCAGGCAAGGCAAAGCTTATCCTTGACCGCCTTGAAAAGCGCCGCAATGCAGGACTTACCACGCCTAAGCAGATAAGGCTGCTTGAAAGCAAGGGTTTTGAGCACGTTGGCTCTTGGAGCTTTGACAGCGCAAGCAGGATGATAGCCCGTATCTCTGCCAACGGCTGGAGAGTGCCGAGAGATATCGACCCGAAGAACTACACACCTGAGAACTAAGGAGAAGTGAATGGATACAAATTTGCTTAAAATGCTTGAATACATAGACCCTGCAAGCTGTGATTATCAAGAATGGGTCAATGTGGGAATGGCTCTCAAACACGAGGGCTATTCCGTGAACGATTGGGACAGTTGGTCGAGGTCAGACAGCCGTTATCACAGCGGTGAGTGTGAACACAAGTGGCAAGGCTTTAACGGCAATGCTCAGCCCGTGACCGCAGGAACTATCGTGCAAATGGCAAAGGAAAGAGGATACAGCCCCCATGAATTTCAGGCATACGATTGGGACGGCGAGATAGTTGCAGAAGAAAGCAGTCCCCTTGTAAACGGCGGTGAGGGCATACCGATAACCGAGCCTGCTCAATGGGATCCTGTCAAGGAGATAGTCACATATCTTGAAACACTCTTTGAAGCAGGAGAGAACGTGGGCTATGTTACGCAAACGTGGGAAACAGAAAAGGACGGCAAGACCAGGTATCTGCCCACAAAGGGCTGCTGTGACAGGACGGCAGGGGAGCTTATCAAGAGGCTTGGCGAATGTAACGGCGACATTGGTGCGGTGTTTGGCGACTACAAGGAAGAAGCCGGAGCGTGGATCCGCTTCAATCCTCTTGACGGCAAGGGCGTAAAGAACGAGAATGTAACAGACTACCGCTATGCTCTTGTTGAAAGCGACAGTATGCCTATAGAACAGCAGAATGCCGTGATGAGAGAGCTTGAACTTCCTATCGCTGTGCTTGTATACAGCGGTGGGAAGAGCGTTCACGCTATCGTCAAGATAGACGCTCCAAATTATGATGAATACCGCAGGCGTGTTGATTTTCTTTACAAGGTCTGCAAGGAAAGCGGTCTTGACATAGATAAACAAAACCGCAATCCCTCACGTCTTAGCCGTATGCCAGGCGTAATGAGAAACGGCAAGAAACAGTTCATCATTGACAAGAACATAGGCAAAGAAAGCTTTTCAGAATGGAAAGATTACATAGAAAGTATCAATGATGATCTCCCCGACCCTGAGAGCCTGAGTGCTGAGTGGGATAACCTGCCTGAGCTTGCACCACCACTTATTGACGGCGTTCTCAGACAAGGTCACAAAATGCTCATTGCAGGTCCGTCAAAGGCAGGCAAGTCTTATGCGCTTATCGAGATGTGCGTGGCGATAGCTGAGGGAGTCAAGTGGTTTGGCTGGCAATGCACCAAAGGCAAGATACTGTATGTAAACTTAGAGCTTGACAGAGCATCTTGTCTGCACCGTTTTAAGGACGTGTACACCGCAATGCACCTAGAACCTGAAAACCTCAACAGCATAGACATATGGAACTTGCGAGGTCACAGCGTACCAATGGACAAGCTTGCGCCAAAGCTTATACGCCGAGCAAGCAAGAAGAATTACATTGCTGTAATAATAGACCCTATCTACAAGGTCATAACAGGTGACGAGAACTCAGCAGACCAAATGGCGCACTTTTGCAACCAGTTCGACAAGGTATGCACAGAGCTTGGCTGTGCGGTCATATACTGCCACCACCACTCAAAGGGAGCGCAGGGCGGTAAGCGTTCAATGGACAGAGCCAGCGGTTCAGGAGTATTCGCCCGTGACCCTGACGCACTTCTTGACCTTTCAGAGCTTGACATTTCAGACAGCCTTTACAAGCAGCAGGAGGACGAAACTGTTTGCCGTATCTGTGAGAACTGGATGAGGAGATTTTACAGAAATACTGATGAGCTTTGCTCACAGGACGATCTTGTTACGCCGTCAAAAATGCTTGAGATAACACACAAGCACCTGCACCCGAACTCATACAAGCTTATGATGGCCGACATAGACAAGGCTAAGCTTGCAGTAAGAAACCGTACGGCATGGCGTATAGAGGGTACTCTGAGAGAGTTCCCGAAGTTTGCTCCACTCAATATGTGGTTTGATTATCCTGTTCACAGAGAGGATACTGTGGGCGTGCTTAAAGACTGCGAGGTAGAGGACATCACACCGAATTGGAAAAAGAATTTCAGCAAGAAGAAGACCAATGAAGACCGCAGCAAGGAACGCAAGGAGAGCATTGAAACAGCTTTCAGCGGTGTGCAGGAGAACGGCAAGTGCCGCATTTCTGAGCTGGCGGAGTACATAGGAAAGAGCGAAAAGACCGTTGGAAGATACCTCAAAGAGCATGGTGGCTTTTGGATAGAAGAGGGAGAATGTGGCTTAAAAGCTCAGTAGACAGACAAGACAAAATCGAATTTTTGAACTTTAGACAGACAGGAAAAAATCGAAAAAGTGTCAGGACAAAATCGAACTTTTTTCTTGTCAGACAATATCGAAAATTACCGAGTTTGTCGGACGGACAGACAAATCTATTATTATAAACAATACTTTTTGTCGGGGGCTTGAAACTGCCCCGACGAAAAAGTAATCAGAATAATGACGCACGAGAGGAGCACACGCAGATGAAAGCAACAAGAAGTAAGGCAAGGCAAGACGTTGTTAATGTAGCTAAGAAAATGCCACCGCTTTTTCATAAGCTGCCTAATGAAGATTTCGACTATCGAAAATCACGCACGCTTTGGTGGCTCGTGAAACAGCCGCAGGTACTCAAATACATTTGGGATATGGTCAAACAGTCGGGAGCATTGGTGTATGATGACAAGTCACACAAGTGGCACGGAGTAGATTTCAAATGCGAGGAGGAAGATGATGACTGAATTTTTTATGGCGATGATACCGCCGACGGCTACAGCGCAGGAGCACAAGGTGGCAGTGAGAAACGGCAAGCCAATATTTTATGACCCACCCGATGTCAAGGCGGCAAAAGAAAAGCTCACGGCAAACCTAGCAAGGCACAGACCGCCTGAGAAGTACATCTGTGGGATACGGCTCATAACAAAGTGGCTGTTTCCGAATGACGGCAAGCACAAGGACGGAGAGTACAAGATCAGCAAGCCTGACACAGACAACCTGCAGAAGATGTTCAAGGACTGTATGACACTATGCGGCTTTTGGACTGACGACCAGCTTGTGGCGAGTGAGATATGCGAAAAGTTCTGGGCGGACATACCCGGCATTTATGTGAGGATAGAGGAGCTATGACGATACACGAAGTAAAGAAAAGTCTTGGACGCAGGGTAAGCTACAACGGCTCTGATTGCTACGAACTGACAGGGTGCATTATCCGCAAGAGCAGTAAGACAGGTCAGTTCTTCTATCAGGCAGAGATCGCTGACAAGACTTGTGGCAATACGTTGGTGTATTGTAGGCTGGAAGAGTTGAGGTGTGAGAATGAAACACGCTGACCACACCCTTTGCTGGCACTGTCGCCACGCAGTACCGACAAAGGATAAGATAACAGGAGAATACCTTACAGGCTGTGCATGGTCCATAGACCGCAAACCGGTTGAGGGTTGGAGGACGTGTCAGCACAGAACATACAAGGCGCAAAAGGGCGGTATGATACATTCGTACACAGTAACGGAATGTCCTGAGTTTGAGGAGGGGTAAAATGGCAAAGGACAAAACACCCGAAGAACTGTTAAAGCAGTATTCGGCAGGAATTTTAAAGTCAATAGAGCGGTACAAGTCCATTATCGAGCATGGCTGTAGTGACCCATCATGGCCTGACGGTTGTAATGCCAACTTGTGCAGAAACCATGTTCTAGCGTATAAGCGATATATTCTGGATATCTGCACAGATAACGATTTGAAAATACCACAGGAATATTACCTACCAACGCCGCCTGAACAGGACAATAGCTTTATGGCTGACAAGACTAGCGAAAGGTACAAAAGGTTGAACAGCTACCCTGATTATAACGGCAGGCTGACAACGAGGAAAGTTGACTATGATGATAGTCAGATGAGTTTATAGGAGGGATAAGAATGAAAACACATAATCTGAAACTTAGCATAGAATTTTGTGACGCTGTTCTGAGCGGTGAGAAAACTTTCGAGGTCAGAAAGAATGACAGGGGTTTTCAGACAGGAGATCTGATAAGATTTATACCTACTGACGGAACGTCTTATCATAGCTCAGATGGCACAGTAAGAGAACACGCAAAACATGAGATATCAGGACATACATACAAGATAACATATATCCTCAACGGCTGGGGAATAAAGAACGGGTATGTTGTGCTGGGAATTAAGGAGTATAGACAAACTGAGGAGGATTAACATGAACAAAAAGGAAATAAATGAAATTAAGAAGAATTTCAGCGACGATTGCGGCTTTTTCACCGTGAACCACGTTGTTACCGCATTTGTGGACGCTGAAAAGAACATAAAGTGCAAGACCAATCAGCTTTACAACACCATTCCGCAGGAC